CCCGCCGGAGCGGGTCTATTCGTATTGATAAACGTCGTAGCCTTTATCCTGCAACCACTCAACTACGTCGCTTACTTTCAACTTTGAGAGAACTTTTTCAGTCTCAGCCTTACGCGCTAATTTGCGTTTAGCTTGTTCCAGATATGTCTGCATGACTCCTTCAAGCTCACTCCACCATGGTAAATTTCTGCCGTTTTCCATCGCAGAATCACAAACTGCGTCATAAATCACCTGAGCCTCTGTCAATATTTGCTCTGATGAAAACTCACTCATCGCCTTACCCTCTGTCGTTACCCGCTGATGCGGGAGAAATGCTTTGGCGATTGGATGGCCGGCGCTGAACTACTCCCGGCATTGATGATTTCTCGCTAGGTAAACCTGCCTCTCACCACTTTGCGAACCGTGCCCAGGCAGCTTGAGCATCATCATCTTGACGTCTCAGCGCATCAGCCTGCGCATTCATCCAATCCCAAAACATTCCCTCTAATGGTCAGCGCCAACTCCCTGCCAGTGTTGCCCGTTCTCACGCCGTTCTCGCTCTCGCGCGGGGATACTCTCTCACCGACCGGATCGCACCCGGTGATACAGCACGTTTTCGTGTAGGGGTCTTAACAGGTCATTGACGCTGTAAATGTGCATGTTGTTAAAAAGCAGGCGACTTGCTGTCCGCCGCTGGCTAACTTCGCTCAGCTGTCGATGTTTCGTTTCGATGTGTAAAAAATACTAGCGGTATTAATATAAATCAATACTAGCGGTATTAATAATTGGTGTGACGGTATTATGTTGATGAAAACTAGGAAGAAATATTTTTTGTAAGCGAGCAGAGCGGCTAGTATTGATGGGGCTTCGAACTTTATTGGAGAGGGAAAATGAGGTTACTTGTAGCTGCGGCGCTAGCTTTACCAATGGTTGCTAACGCATCGTGCTGGACTGTGAAAGATCTTAAAGGGTCAAGCTACAGTGAGAGAGAAGGGTATTCGCGGATTGACGATGCGTTTTCTGGAACGTTCACAATCGTTATTGATGGCGATAATGCGACAGTACTGTATGACGGTCTTGATGGTGGAGGGATGGTATATCGAGCTATGAGTAAAAATGTAGTCGTAGGGCTTACCACTGAACCTGGAAAGCACGCCATGGAGACTTGGATTGTACAGCCTGATGGCGTGGTGTTGATGAGCAAAACGCTATCTGGTTTTGGAGGGATGGATTCAACGAAGGCAATGGTGGGCAGGGTCGCCGGTCAGTGCAAATAGAGGGCGCAAACGCCCCTGTTTGCAAACACCTCAAACGAGCTTTAGTTTCGTCTCAATAGCAACACCGATAATTCTGCAATTACCATTGATGGGAACGAGAGGCCACTGCGGGTTAAGTCCCTTAAGGTATTTTTGGCCTCCATCAATGATCAGTTTCTTAAATGTAGCTTCGTTTGAATCAGATAATTTAGCGATAACGAGGCTGCCATTGATTGGTTCTCGTCCGGTATCGAAAAGAACAAACGTGCCTTCTGGTATGCTTAAGCCAGCGGGCGCAGTCATTGAATCCCCTTCAACACGCAACCAGAATGCATCTCCCTGAATGTGAGCATCTGATTCCAGCCACTGATCAACATCCTTAATCGAGTATGGCTCCAATGCCTCACACCATGATCCAGCCTGTACGCTGCTAATAACCGGGTAGCGTTTACCTGGTGTATATCCAATTACATACGGAACTGATGGCTCATTAACGCTGTTTAGCCCCATTTCTGAAAGCTCTTTTGCCAGAGTCGGACTAAATTCCTCAACGCTAACTTTCAGAAGGCGAGCAAAAACTGAAGCTACGGGAAGGTTAAGGGGATTCCTTCCGTTAAGGTAATGGCCTACCGCTCCCTGAGTAATATCCAGCTCGTCAGCAATCGACTGCTGGGTAACTCCGAGTACTTTCTTCTTCGCCTCATAGATGGCTTTAAGGCGCTTTGCGTCCTCAGCCTGAGTCGGTGTGATGTCTTTTTTCTTTTCCATTTTCAGATAGTAATACCTGAGCTATTAATTTAAAAATACCGCCGGTATTGCATGTTTTAATACTTATGGTATTGTTTTTGTATCAACGGTAAGGAGTCACGTTAAAAATGAAAATTTCACTCGCTGAATATGTCGACGAGGTTGGTCAGGTAAAAGCAGCTGATGCCATTGGTGTCCACCAAACGGCAATTAGCAAAGCGATAAGGGTCGGCCGTCAGATTTTCATCAACAAGCTTCCTACTGGCGAGGTTAAGGCGGTCGAGTACCGCGAATTTCCTCACAGTAAGAAGCTGGAACATCAGGAATAGCAAATGCATTCACTTGCGTATCAACACAATACCGGAATACACCCGGGAGCGATGATAAATCGCGCTCAACCTAAGGCGGCGCCAGACCACGAAAAAATCCGCGATGCTGTCCGGGCATGGTCGTCGGCGCTGGACAATCAAGACGTCGTTTCGGCGCTGATCATCAACGAATACCGGGAGCAGGGCGGGACCGCTATCAGCTTCCCGGAAGACATCAGCCGGGCGCGCCAGAAGCTGTTTCGCTTCCTGGATAACCGTTTCGACTCCGAGCAGTACCGCGAGAACGTGCGCCAGCTGACGCCAGCAATCATGGCGGTCCTGCCGGTTGAATATCGCACTCGCCTGATCGGTGCAGATTGCAAAATGTCTCGTCTGGCTGAAGCCGAGAAAGAACTCGCAGAAGCTAAACAGGCTGTGCTGCTGGACGCCCCAGAGCATCAAAAGCTGAAAGAGGTAAGCGAGGGTATAGCTTCGCTGTTCCGGCTCATGCCGGAGCAGGTAGGACCGCTGATGACGATGGTCACGTCGATGCTGGGGGTTATGTGAGAACTACAGAAATGGCGAAAGCCGGTCTGCGCGAACAGAACCGACTTTCTGGTGCAACAAACGCGAGTCAATTGCGAGGTCATTATGACAAACGCTAATCCAAAACGCCAGGCGCAGGAGGTTTAACTGTGTCGAACGTCGCTTACGCAAATTTCGCGGCGCACTCAGCCGCAAGGAGCAACAGGATGGAGAACCAGAAGTCTGGTTACGTCCCGTTGTACCGGAGCATCAAGAAGAAGTCATGGGCTAAGGATGTATTCCTGCGCGCGCTGTGGGAGAACCTGCTCATTGACGCAGCCAGACAGCCATACACGGCATTCTTCAAGGGCAAGCAATGGCCTCTGCAACCCGGTCAACTGGTCGTCACTGCTGCAGATCTTGGCCTTCAGTTGTGTGACCGTCAGGGCAACCCGACAAGCCGCGACGCAGTGGAGAGAATGCTGTCTGTTTTCGTCCGCGAAGGGATGATTTCCATCGAGGGAGAGAAGCGAAAAGGCCGGGTAATCACCATCACAAACTACGTCGAATATGCTCAAAAAATGGACGATTTACCCGCACATAAAGCCGCACATACAGGCGCACATGATGAAGCCAGTAACGGCGCGGGTTCAGATGGGTATGCCGCACATAATGCCGCACAATTCCCCGCACATCATGAACAAGAAGGTAATAACAAGAATATAACTAACTCTACGTCCAAGAATTCTGACGAATCCTCTGACAAGCCCGGAAAGAAACCGCCTGTCATGAAGCCTGAAGCGGCAATTCAGAGCGGCACGAAGTGGGGTAACTCTGAAGACCTACGCTGCGCTGAATGGCTGTTCACCATGGTGCAAAGCATTTCACCATCTGCCAAAAATCCAAACTTCGCAGCCTGGGCTAACGACATCCGACTGATGCGCGAGCGTGACGATCGCACCCATTACGAAATCGCTGCCCTGTTCAAATGGGCCTGTAACGACAAGTTCTGGAAGGGCAATGTGCTGTGTCCAGCCACGCTGCGCGACAAGTGGACTCAGCTCGATATCAAACGCAACAAGCAGCAGACAGGCGAAGAACCTGGTAAGCCGGATCTGGACTTCAACAACACTGACTGGGCCTATGAGGTGATGCGATGAAATCTCTTGCAGAGCAGATGCGTAACCACGACCGCGAGCAGATGAGCCGCATGGCGCATAACCTGCCAGAGCAGTATCAGGAGCGCGCACCGGTCGAGCAGGTGGCTCAGGTATTCAACAAGCTGTTCAACGAGCTGCGCGCCGCGTTCCCGGCCAGCATGGCGAACTTCCGTACCCAGGACGACCTGAACGAATTCCGCCGTCAGTGGCTGCTGGCGTTTCAGGAGAACGGGATCCACTCAATGGCTCAGGTCGATGCCGGTATGCGAATTGCCCGCCGCCAGGACCGCCCATTCCTGCCGTCTCCGGGCCAGTTCGTCGCCTGGTGCAAGCATAACGGCGGGGCGCTTGGCATCACCGTTGACCAGGTAATTGCCGAATACTGGGACTGGCGCAACCGTTCGTTCGAATTCACCTCCAGCGAGGAATTCCCCTGGTCTCAGCCGGTCATGTACCACATTTGCGTCGAACTGCGCCACCGCAGTACAGAGCGCCAGTTAACTCATGGCGAGCTGGCGCGCGAGGCTGGCGATCTGCTGGACATGTGGGAGAAGCGCGTCACCGAGGGCAAACCAGTACCGCCTGTGCGCCGGGCGATTGCAGCACCGGCTGCCGAGCATGGTCCGACGCCGATCCAACTGCTTCAGGCGAAGTACAACCGCAATAAGTCGAACGGGATGGTGTGAGATGAAAGGCAAACAGGCAATTCTGTGTTATCTCGAAGCGCACCGGACCTTCACCGCGAAGGATGTGGCTACAGAGTGTGGCATGACCATCAACTGCATCACGAAGAACGCTATCGATCTGGAGCGGGCCCAGAAGATTGTGCGCGTGAGCAAGGTCTGGCGAACGGTGACTTATCGCCTGGTGACACCGGAAGAGCAGGCCGGTACCGCGTGGAGCTGCACCAACGGAATATTTCAGGAGTGCCGCAACAGCGCGGTTATGAAGCGAGTTTTGATGGTTTGGGGGAGGGTAGGGGTATGATACGAATCCATAAATTTGGATGGAATCGTCTCAAGTTGGCCACGCGGTCTTACGATGAGATAAACGCTCTTGAAGAGCAGGTTAAGTAGGACACGCTTGCAAAGATGGCATCTACTTGTGCGACAAAGCAGGCCGTGACAAGCTCGATGCTCTGAGCTGGGCCTTATACAACAAGCAGAGGCGGGAAGGCGTACATCTCGCAACACTACTACTAAGCACTGGTTAGGGAAGCTGAGAAAGATACAAAGTGTTTCATGTGTTGCGAAACATCTGGGAATCATTGCGCATTTGGCACGGAAGATAAGTGAGGTTGGTAAGTTTCCAGTATGTGTTGTTGCGATTGATTACTGAATCACTGCACAACAGAGATAGGCTAAGATCTTCCATAACCTATGCTATTGATTTAGAATTGAATAAATCATGGTGCATTATCTTTATTATATTTCGAGGGTTTATGGGGCTCTATATAAAAAATGAAATTATTAGTGGTTTGAGAGAAACTAATAACTATCTTTCAATAAACATTCCTGATAAAAAAGCTTATGATACTGGAAACTATAACAATGATGTTGACGGTCGTGCTTTCTTTAATGGCAAATTACTTGATCTCTGGCGAGAGTTTTATTCTTTAGCAGAAAACCACAGTGAATTGCTAGATAACAATACGCAATATTGTCAAGAAAAGAATATTTTAGGTTTTTATTTTGCATTGGATG